ACTAAGGCAAAGCATAGGAACGCAGAAAGTAGAAAAACTAACTTATAGGATATTTGCTGGCGTTAAATATGCACCTTATATGGAGTTTGGAACTGGAGGACTTGTTGAAGTACCAAAAGAATTAAAAGCATTAGCGATACAATTTAAAGGCAAAGGAGTAAAAAAGATTGACCTAAAACCACAACCGTTTTTATATCCAGCTTTAGTTTTAAATAGACAGTATTACAAAGAAAATTTATTAAAAGAATTAAAAAAAATACAGGGATAAGATGAATTTAGACGACAATACAAAAATATACGATTTTGATACAGAGGTAGCAAGAGGCAATGTAAGAAATGCTGCAACATGGAATAAATGGGGTTACAATAATGATATAGACACAGGTACAGAGGAAATAATAGCGTCTTGGGGTGGTGCATGGTCTCCACCAACAACAGCCGAAACAATAGATTTTGTTTCTACTGATGCAAATGATACAAGCGGAGGAACTGGTTTAAATTCTATTGTAATTTATGGTATTGATGAAGATAGAACTAGCATAATAGAGGTGTTAACATTAGATGGTTTAACACCAGTTACAACAACAAACACTTATTTCGGAATAAATAGGGTTGCTCCTTTTTTATGTGGCAGTAGTAAATCAAATGAGGGTAAAATAACAGGAGACCAAACAACGTCTGGAATTATAGTCGCTGAAATGCCAATAGGCGAAACCGTGACGCAACAAGCTATTTTTTATGTTGATGCTGGAAACACTTTTTTAACATCTAGTTTATATATTAATGTATTGAAAATTTCTGGAGGAGGTACCCCAGTAGTGACTATTAAAGGTTATGTTTATAGCCCAGTTGCTAACGCAAACATTCAAATATTTAGAACTAAAATAGATACTGGAGTAGAAAACTCTGTTTATATTGAAGCACCAGAGCTTTTTCCTATTACTGAAAGCTCTGTTTTATATTTTACAGCAACAACAGACACTAATAACACAAGTGTAGATTTAAGATTTAACGGGAAATTAGTTCAAAACATACCAGTTTAAAATAAAAAAATGGATAAGAATTTACCTGATAAATGGGTGCGTAAAGCAATAAGCGACGTTTTAAATAACTTAAACGTAGATGGCGAAATTATAAAGTGTTTTGATACTAGGGTAACTGGCTCTTATACTCCAGACAAATATATTTTAATGACTACTCAAACAAACTCAGTAGATAAAGCTAATAAATGCGAATGGAGATGGGAAAGTTCTATTTTGTTAGATTTCTTTACAAAGTATGATAGGTCTGGTAATACAGGTAGTAGGTTAGAATTAGATAATATTTTAGATGAAGCAAGAGAACAATTAAATACATTGTCTTTAGATGTTTTAAGTGGTTTAACAATAGTAACACAAACACAAAACTACCCTAACGATATAACAAGCGTAACTGATAACGAAATAGTTAATAGGAAATTTCTAAGGTTAGAATTGCTAATTAATTAATTTTGTATATTTACGGTAAGATATTTTTTTTAATTTAAAACAATAAGTATGTCAACAACAATTAAAGGTGACGCACTTGTCTTATATGTACATGACGGTACAGAATATGAGCCAATTGCTTGTTTAACAAGTAACACCTTATCAACTGCAACAAACATTATAGAAAGTCAAACAAAATGCGATCCAGGCGAAGTAATTAGACAGGCTGGAAGTTTCTCTTACGAGTTAGGTTTTGAGGGTGAGTATATAGAAAATGAGGCTAGTAAACTATCTCATGATGGAATTTTAACTATTGTAAACACAGCAACACAAGCTACGTCTACATGGAGAATGGACACAGGACAAACTGGAACTCCTTATTATTATGGTACTGGTATTTTTACAGATACAGAGTTAAGTGCTGATGCTGGCGACGAGTTAGCAACATTTAGCGGAACTATTCAAGGTAGTGGTTTAATATTAACAACAGACCCAATAGTATAAAAACATGAGTACATTAAAATTAACAATTGACAAAAAAGAGTATAATTTTACTTTAGGATTAGGATTTTTAGGAGAGGTTTTAGACGAATTAGATTTAGATATTACACAATTGATATCTAAATATGATAAAAACCCTTTTAAATACGTGCCTATTTTAGTTTATCATAGTGCGAAATATTCAAACGAGTTAGACAATAAAGAGGTAGATTTTACATTAAAAGACATTATACGAGGTATTGAAAACGACGGAGCTTTAACAGACAAAAACACCTCAATAATTAAGTTTAATGAGGCTTTTGTAAGGAGTTTGACAAAGGACGTGCCAGTAGAGGAAATAGAGGTAAACGACGCTAAAGAAGTTGTAGCCGAAAAAAAGTAGATTGGGCGTCTGATGTTATTAGTGTAGCTTTAGGAGAGTTAAAATGCCCGTCCTTAGATTATGTTTATCGTATGACATGGGCGGAATTTAGAATAAGGTTACACGCTTATAACAGACTTGATAAAAAAGAGTGGTATAAAGTACGTGAGATTGCCTGGAATAGTTTAATTTCTTTTAATGTAGACGCTAAAAAGTTACCTAAGAGTAAAGAGAAATTTATACCTTTAGAAAACAAAAGGAAACACGACCCTCATAAAGAGTTAAGGAGAAAACGAATAGCAGAAGTACAAAGGATTTACGCAGAGGCAAAGAAAAAACAAAATGGCTAACGACTTAGAAATTAAAATTGGAGCATCTATAACCGATTTAAAAAGCGCATTAAATAAAGCTGGTTATGAGGTTAAGAAATTTGGAGAACAAACAGAAGGTGTAGCTAATAATAATAATAAGTTAGGCAAATCCTCAACTAATGCTGCTGGAAATATAAGAAATCTTACTGGAGCTTTAAAAGGTTCAAGCGCATCTATGGGGGATGTTGCGGAGGCTGGGTTAGATGTTGTAGACGAGTTAGGGAGTGTTTCTAGTGCTACTGGAGCTTTAAGCGGTGCTTTAACGGCTGGGTTAGCAGTTGCATTATTAACAGCCGCAGTAGCCTTAACTAAATACGCATTTCGTTTAAGTGATGCAGCAGTAAACGCTGAAAAACTAAGAGCTGCAACAAAGAAACTTATTGGCTCGGCTCAAAGTGAAATAACTACTTATAATGCTTTGCTAAAAGTTGCTAAAGATGAAACTAGAAGTAAAGAAGAAAGAGTAAGGGCTTTAGCAAAAGTAAACGAAAAATCTGGAAAATATATAGGTAATTTAAGTCTTGAAAGTTTAAAAAGTGGAGAGGCTACAAAAGCAACCGATAAATATAGCGAGGCTTTATTACAACAAGCTAAAATAAAAGGGTTACAAAGTAGATTAAGCGACCTTTACGCTAAACAATTTGACATAGAGACGAGGTCAATAGAGGAAAATACAACATGGTATGAAAAAGCTGCATCGTCATTAGCTGGTTATGCAACTGGGCAAGGCAATTTAACAGCGGCATCTTATTTAGCAACACAAGGAGCTAAAAACCAAAAAGAGGAGTTAGCATCTTTAGACGCTCAAATCACAAAACTAACTGGTTCTTTAGGCACGTTAATAAGTGAAGATGTTTCTACAAAAGGAATATTTACAAGTCCTAAAGCACAACAAAAAGAGTTAGAACAAATAAGAGCGCATAGCCAAAATGTTTTAGGAGCTATGTTAGAGGCTAAAGGTTTAATAGAACCGATAGCACAAGGAATACAAGCTGCAACGTCTTTAACTCCAATGCCAGAAAAATTGAGTGCAGATGAGATGCGTTATCAAAATCATTTATTAGCATTAAATAATGCTATGACTGAGTTTGAAAGCCAAGCAGATAATATAATAAATAACGGAATTGCTAACACTTTTGGTAATTTAGGAAATGTAATAGGAGAGTCTTTAGCTAGTGGTGGTAACATTTTGAACGCTGGAGGAGCTGCATTATTAGGTAGTTTAGGAGGTATTTTAGTTAATCTAGGTAAAATGGCTATACAGGTTGGTATAGGTATTAAAGCGGTTAAAACAGCATTACAAAGTTTAAATCCAGTTGCAGCGATAGCGGCTGGGGTTGGTTTGATTGCTTTAGGTTCTGCTTTTAAATCTGGAGCGTCTAAACTTGCTAGTGGTTCTGGTGGTTCATCTAGCGGTAGCGGTAGCATAGGGGGTGGCGGTTCAAGTTTTGGAAGTTCAACACCAAGAAGTAATACAAACTCTGGAGGAGGTGGTTTTAGTGGTGGAACGGTAGTATTTGAAATTGCTGGACAAAAACTAATAGGTGTTTTAAGCAATACTTTAGAAAGAAATAGAGCTTTAGGAGGTTCATTAAATCTAACAGGATCATAATGGCGATAAAGTATTTTTTGCAATATAACGATGTTGAAAATATAGTACATAGGCTAGAAATTGAGGACTCTACTTATACAGGAGACGAAATAGAAGTTTTTGGAACTATAACTTTAGATTATGCCGAAACTGATAAAACGTTAGAGGCAATACGAGGGAACGGATTAAAAGTAGATTTAGAAGCCTCAGAAGATAGAAAGTTTACAGAGCTTTTTACAAGTGCCGAAATGACTTACCAGGTTAATTATCAAAGAAACTCAGAGGTATTATTTAGAGGTTGGATAAATCCAGAGGGTTACTATGAAAGTTTTGTGGCAGATAAATGGTATGTTTCTATTGATTGCGTAGATGGTTTAGGATTTTTAAAAGACTTGTCTTATGTTAATAATTCTACTGGAGTTTCATTTAGTGGGAAACAAAGTCAATTAGAAGTTATAGTTAACTGTTTAAAAAGAACTGGATTAACTCAAAATATTTATACTAATATTGATATTTATTATACGGGTTTAAGCACGTCGCTAGATGTTTTAGATAATGTTTATGTAAATACTGAAAGGTTTATAAAAGACGACGACGAAACAATA